TATTGACGGTTGCGGACTCGCCGCCCCCAAAAAATGCATCAATGTTGCGAGAGGTATTGTCGACCCAGTTGCCAACGCTGGCTCGAAATGGCTCAACGCGCTCATCTGCCCAGTCAGGTAAATCGCTATCTTCCTCAGCAGCATGACTTTGAAACGAGAGGGCGGTAAGTGTGCCAAGGCAAATAAACGCAATGACGGGTTTCATAGGTCTGTCCCCAAAATTTTAATTATGCGCACTGCATTATTGTGATTTATGCATTTCGATATCTTTAGCCCATTTCAAAACGCGTTTGCGATCTCTTCGGCTATTCATGCGCTCTGTATCGACTTTTAATGGCGTTAGCTGATGAAGCGGGTCCGTCGTTAGATCAAGTGCAAAGCGACGTGACGCTCCAACAGGCATATCTTCAGAGCCATAAATGGCAATGACGCGTATTTCCAGCTCTGGCTTCTGTTGTTGCAGTGTTTGTTCATCAAGCTGCCAGTGGCGCATTAATTGCTGAACAATCGCACCAAACGATTGAATATGTAAGTAATCGCCTGACGCCAGCGGTCCTTGATGGGTGCGATAGCAGGCCTCATCGTCATCACCGCTCTGCTGCTGATACTCCACCACGTCTAGTTCATAAATACCGTCACGTGTATGGAGCACTGCCACCAAATGCTGGATGTAGATCGCTTCACTGCTCATGTTGCTGATCAAGCACAGCGCGTCAGTGCCAACACCTTTGCCGCGATTCACAATAATACGAGGGCGGCGTTGACGAACGTAGCCGTTATAGAGCAATTGTGCGTAGAAAACCCACACAAATAGTGTGCAGATGCTAGTAATCGCTGAAATTGCCTGTGCGTTGTCATTAAGCCATTGCATAAGTTGAGATCCTTCTCAAATTAAACGGCGATCATAGGTCGCTAACGTAGCGTAAAAATAGGCGCTCGTCAGCTAGTTAGAGCAGTTTGAGGGAATTTAGAAACAAAAAAATTCGGTTAGCATTGAGCTACCGAATTATTTGAAATGATACGCTTTAAATTGGTGCGGATGGGGAGACTCGAACTCCCACACCTTACGGCACTAGAACCTAAATCTGGTAGCCCGATGAAAAATAAACCATAAAGTCACCAACGTCAATCACTTACGCGCCGGGCGCAATCGGCAAGTGTGACAGATGGGCGTTACTCGGTCACAGTGAGCGGTATGTATGCCGTCAGCGGGTCACATTTTGGTCACAGCGACAGTCTCACGCGCTATGCTTGGGCATAGCAGGTTGGATTGTTCACGCCAATACGGAAGATGGAGGGGCAATGTCACGCACGATCAATGTGGTGGATGGTGTCGGTAACCCGGATTATGTGGTGGTTGAATTCAGGCAGGTCGTTCACCGGCCTCACTCTGGGTCCGTTCAGAGCAAAAATGGAGCGGCTGAGTTTTTCTTATCGAATGGTGATGGTCTAAACCTGATCTCAGCAGACCGCTTTGACGACCTTGATGGCGAGTCGTACTACGTTCAGGACGGACGGGATATTGAATGGCTAAACGCTCTCTGAGAACACTGGCCCTGGTAACTGCCTGGACGTTGCTGCCAGTCATTGCCCTAGCCGACTACGGCAGCGTTCGCGTTGACGAGATCACCAGCTTTTACGATGGCGACACCTTCACGGCCACGATCAACGAGTGGCCACCGGTAGTTGGTGAGCGGATCAAAATTCGGATCAGCGGCATCAATGCTCCAGAACGCCGGAGCCGCTGCGATACCGAAGAAGAGAAAGCCAGAGAGCGACAGCTAGCCGCAGACGCACGCATCTATCTAGTCGAGCGCCTGCGGGGTGCTGAGGTGATAGAGCTACGCCAGATCGAGCGCGGCAGCTTTTACCGCATCATTGCGGAAGTATGGGCAGATGGGGAGAACGTGGGCGATGAGATGCTAGCGGAAGGGCATGCGCTGCCTTATGTAGAGGGTGCCGGCGGGCAAGCTTGGTGTGGGCTATAGCGACGCTGCCTCTACGAACAGATCATCAATCCCGGCTGAATCCAGTCCTAGCGCGCTGCCCAGTTGATTAATCCACTCGCTTTCTCGCTCAATGCTGGTGGCGTATTCCCACTCGATTTGCGCTGTTTCTTTAGCGGGTGATTCTAGCGAGGCAATAGCGGTGTCCACTTGTGAGAGTAACCCTGCGTGCAGTAGCGCTAGGCGCGCTTGGCGGGGGGTGATTGCATGAGGAATAGATGATAATCGCTGTTGCTCTAGCTCCTCTGACGTGTAATCGCGCACCTGCCACGTTTGATACCACTTGCCATCCTCGCGCTGCTCGGGCTGGCCTCGGGTTACTACATCGCCAACGGGGCGCTCAATAGGCTGTACAGTAGCAAAGCCCAGCGCATTTAGCGTAGCTTCATCGGGGTTCTCGGGCAGCGCTACATTAGGCAATAATCGTTTTACCTGCCGCAGTGTTAACGGGTAGTCGAGTGTTTCGGTGTTGATGTACATATTATCTCCTTATTCGGGGGTACGGATGGCTATGTAGATATGGGTATTGCCGTTGCCATTATAATTAACATTATCAGACTCGACCGAAAATCCTGTTGGTAGAGGGTCAAATGTCTGCAACGAGGTTTCTGCGCCGCTAGTATTGACTACTAAGCGGGCATCTGCGGACGAGGTAAAGCCTCGTTCAGAGTCAACTAGATACCAATTTGTTGCTGCATCGGCATTCTTCACCAACAACCACTGCGGCTCCCACCCCAGATCAATCACCGGGCCATTTGTCGAGCCATTCCCCGTATAACTCCCGCACTGGATAATCCCGCTATCGCTCGGGTCGTGGGCGAAGAGATAATATATTTCCCTACTATTGAATCTGCCCCCATTGACTGAAAAGGTCGAAGAGGTCGCCCCCCATCTTCCTGTTGCAGTTATTTCAGAGTTTGTGGCGTTTAGAAATAAAAGCTTGTCTGAGCCAAGAGAGCGATGATAGACCAGCCAGCTCCCGGTGCTGTCCAAGTCCTTTGAAACAACAAAGCCCGGCTCCACGCCAAGATCATGCGAGAAGGTTACATCCCCGTTGCCGTCAGTTGTAGCCTCAACAATGTCGAAAAACTTGGGGGCTTGGCGGAAAGTCCAGGAGGTGTATGAGTTGCCTGAAGCGTTTGTTCCTGTTCCCGCCCCCGTCAAGGAGAACCCGTTATTATTAAAAGTGTCAACTCCATACAGCCCAGAATAATTTATCTGGCCCTCTGTTAAGTTGGAGTACAGATCAACTCCAGCGCCTCTAACAGTATCTTGAAGAACGTTACTATAGGTTATGTTTCTTGCCTTCATCCAAACCAAACCCCCTTCACCCGCTAGATCAATCCCGTTGGTGATCGTCTGCGTAGAGCCGTTGCCGGTGTAGAGGGTGGTGGAGAAAACATCTCCCGCAGCTACACCACGCTGAACAGCCAGCAACAACGCCTTCTTAGCTATCCGCATTACCCAGCCCTCCCGTAAACGTCGCCAGTGCCAGTGCCCCAGAATAGAAGCGTGTTAGCCCCTGCAGCGTTTAACGTGACGCCCATGTCTGCAAACACTGTTGATGTTGTGCCATCACCTACTAGCCAATTCACGGTCGGAAATGTAATCGCAAACGCGCCGCCGTTCGTTAAATCAATCTCCAATTCCCAATCGTTTGCGGGCTTATTCGTCAGCGCAATCGTTAGTGCGCCGCCTACGGTTAGCTTTTGCTTAGTTGCGGCCTGCACGTCGAATAAAACAGTGCCTGTGCTTACGGTGCCTTTGTCTACTGCGTCAAACGTGACTGCCTCGACGCCACCCAAGAGGTGCTCGGCAACATCCTCATCGACGTTGCGCACAACTAAATTGCCTGCACCGTCTGTGCTGGGGTAGTCCTTTGGGTTTATTAATGTGCCAGGCTGCAGGCTGGTAATGGGCGTATCGCCGGTTACCGTCTGCTCTGCCTGTTGCGCCCAGTATTTAGAGCTGTACTGACCTGACTCTACCGCTGCCTCGGATTCGGCCCACGCTTGCGATTTATCGCGGGCCTCTTCTGAGGCAGTAGCGGCATTAACAGCGGCAGTGCGTGCCGGGATAACGTCATCGTCACGGATGGCCGCCACTTGCGTCTTGATCGCGTTGGTGTCAGTGATGGCCTGTTGACGGGTTTCCTCTGCTGCCGTTAGCGCGTCGACCAGCTCTTGCTCTACCTCATCGCCAAACGTGTTAATGCTGCTCTGCATAGCCGTAATGGCAGTCTGAAAGTTGTTCCACTTAGTGAGATAGTTTTGGTCGTTCACTTCCCACTGATATTGCGCGAAGTTCACTACGGGAAAGTCGGCCATTTAAACCTCCAAGAATTCAAAAGCGGTCTGCCAGTTAGCAAAGCGGTCGTGAGTAGTGCCGTAATCGTTCTGGCGTCGTGATAGAAAGGCGTGTTCTAGCTCTTTCACGCCGCCCTGTTCTGGGTAGAGTGAGACGAAAATGTCTGACTGCTTGCCGCGCTTAACCAGCTCAGTCGTGAGTTTTATGCGGTCAGACTCGGGCAGCGTGTTTTGATCGACTGATAGTAGGCGAGCTTGTCCACCGCTGGTGATCGTGCGTAGTGAACCGCCTTCAGTGCGCACCTGCTCGGCATTTTCCAACCAAGTCAGCGTTGCACCATAGACTGGGTTGTATTGCAGGCTGATTGAGAGACCGATAATGATGCGGCCCACCTGCAAAAAACCCGCTGGATTGGCGGGGTCGGTGATCGTGATGCGGAAGTTGTTTCCGACAACTGGCGGGAACCAAATGCTCGTCAAAGGCACCGGTATCTCGTCGTTGTACGTCGCGCCCCACGGGTCAATGCCAACGCGAAGCACGGGTGGCGGGATCAGCTCTGCCGTAGGCACTTGGCCTGAGTTGTAGGCCGGGTCTTCATCTTGAAATATCTCAAGCTGCACAGCAGCGCTTGGAGACAGGTTGTGCCTGTAAAGTGTCGCGCCATCGGCAAACTCAGTGCCAGACCAAGTGCCGGTAATCACCTGCGTAGCGGTATCAGTCGAGCGCCACACATAGGCCCGCCCACTGCGCTGCGTGTAGTCAATGGGCAACGCCTCGCTAGTGGCCGTCAGCGTTGCGGTATCGTTCAAGTTATTAACGATCATCCGCATATTCGGAAACGTCATACCCACACTCCTAATTCAGTGGTGCCGTTGGTGGGGGAGCGCGACACGCTGATAACGCTGCCAATCTTGCCCGCCATCCTGGGATGCTCAACGCTAATAGCCTGGGCTACTTCAACCACAGGCATAAACGCCTCTATCGTGTAAATGTCGCGGCGTACCGAGCGTTGTAGCAATAGCCGGTCGCGCTCGGTTTCGGCGTCAGTGGCATTCGATATGCAGGTGTCGCGCACCACTTCTTCAGCCAGCGGGTAATCCTGCAGCGATTGCGTGGCTTTGGATTCTGACCACTCGCGCTTTAGGCGGGCGGCTTCATTCGGCTCGTCGTCTTCAATCACCCCAGCTACTTGGCGCAAGGCTGCATAGTTACGTCCCCAGCGAAGGGTTAGCGATGACCAGGGCGGCTGCGTATCAGAGAGCGCTATCTGACCATCAGCAATGTCGTCGTCAAACAGCGTGATCTCGGCAACCGTTGGGATTGAACGCTGCCTGACTATTAGCTCGCCAAGTTGATCGATGTACCAATAAGCGCCCAGGCCGTCGCACAACTCGTCCAAAATCTGACGGCCTGATACTTCATTGCTGTAGTAGAGCCCCACGGTGTACGCAGGCATGTCGATCTCGCCAACGATGATGCCGTACTGGTCAGCGACCCATTGAGCGATGAGAGCAGGGGTGTTGTGCGCCTCCTCAATATCAACGGTCAACTCCGCCTGGGTGGCATTCGATAACGTGAACTTGCCGTTAGTCAGGTCATCGGTATGTGGAACAGGGTTGCCAATATCTTTTGGCGTTAGCGCTGTAACGGGGAGGTATGACGCTGTGTACTCCAGCGTGGTCGTGCTAGAGCGAAACGCAGGCGCGTTGTAGACGGCACCCAAGGCTAGCGGCACCGGGCCTGCATCGTCGGGTAGTGAGCCGGTATCAATCACTTCATCAAGCAGGGCAGAGCTATCAATCATCTCGAACGTGAGTTCGCCACGCGATGCCCCGGTAATGCCGCCGTTAATGCCGACGGCATGTAGCCGGAAGTCATCAAGCGGCCAGTCAGGCCCGCCCAGCAAGAGGCGTATTTCATGCCCCCGCCAAGCGTCCGCCGACCAGTCAGTGATTGAGCCGTCATCAACCAGCGTTATCTCGCCAAATCCGATCAGCCCATCGATGCGCGTATCAATGTCCACCGCTTCAATCAACAAGTCGTCAAAGATACGATTAGGCGCCGCATCACTGGGCAATGATATAAACGGGAAGTTGGCGACGTATCGCGTCCCTCCCGCGTAATCAAGCTCGCACAGCACTACCCTGGTCGCTGACGTATCAGCTAGCCAGTTTGCGTATTCCTGATCAGTCACGAAACGCGCTCCTTAAGCTTGACGTTCTTGTTGATTTTCTTTTGCTCACCTATCTGCTTGTTGCGCTGGTCAGCAGCCACGGAAGCGTCATTGCGCCGCTCAGATCGAAGCATGGCGACCTCTTGGCGTAGAGCGGCTAGTTCTCGGGTTAGTGGTTCTAGGTCAACGGCACCGGCAACATTTACGCCAAGACTGCCACCGATATTGGCCAGCGGCATGATGGCTTCCGACCCTGCTTCGCCCATGACGCCCATATCAAACATCGTTGGAGCAGAGACAATGCCGTTAGTGAACGCACCGCCATTAGCAAACGGCTGCACGCCCTCGCTCCGGCCAATCTGCTCGTAGTGCGCCTCAATAGAACCGTAGTCACGGATGATGGCATCCAGCACTTGCTCAGGCGTCCAGTTAGACCGTCCGCCCTGTCCGATGCTATTCACTTGCTCGGTCTTGTTCGCTAGGTAAGCCGCTTCGTCGAAACCACCAGAGCCACCACTAGACGGCGCTTGCTCGGGCAAGGCGGATGCAATCGCAGAGCCCAGCGAATCCGGCAGAAGCTCAATCAGATCGGCGATAGAACCTAGCAGGTTTGACTGCTGGACCTGCTCACTCAGCGATGAAGAGAGCATGTCCCGAGCCCGCTGCTGCTCGCGTAGCATTTGCTTTTCGATGCTCTCAATACTGCCTAGGGTGGCGATTGACTCGCCAAAGCGATCCTCCAAATCGCCAATAGACCCGGTTACGTCATTAAAGATGTTGGCGTATTGCCCGGATGACTGGCCGTAGTACGCAGCGGCGGCATCCAGGTAAGCACTGGAAGCTCCATCAAGTTGACCGGCGGCGGCGGTATCGCCGTTTTCGGCTCTAACGGACAGCTCTGCAAATTGACGCTGTGCCTCCTGCAGACGTTCTGCTGGATCGAGAATCGACTGATTGGAGAGCATCAGCGAATCAAGTAAATTGCCGAGCTGCTGCACCGCTTGCATCTCTGACTGCAGCTGCTGTTCACG